TCTTTTCAGAGGTATTAGCCTGTCCGTTGATTCCTATTACTTTACGACTTGCGTTTTCTATCGCGCCAGAACCTTTACCAGAGTATAAGTCAAGAACTTCGCTCTTGCTATATTCTCTGCTAACCTGAGAGATTTGGATTATTATTATATCCATATTAACAGCTAGATTACTTAGATTATGTGAGATGAATTTAACTTTTTCATATTCTCCTTTATATTCTCTAGGTGTTTCTATTAAATCAATATAATCCACTACAACTACTGAGGGTTGAAGCTCCCTTATTTTCTCTTTAATCTGATTAATAGAGGGAACTACAGTTTGAACTCCGAGATGGCCTAATAAGTGTTTATGCTCATTGTAGATATTTTTATAATCAGCATTAACTTCTAGTTTGGATAAACCAGATACTATCTGGAGATGTCTCCTGTGCATGTACCAAGCAGACAACTCTAAGCTTAAGAATAATGTGCTTAATTGCCAGTCTTTATTGATTTTATTACCAGCAAAATCTACTCCTAAAGCTATGTTTTGAGCTAATGTAGTCTTATTAGAGCCTGTAGGGCCGAAGATTGTCACTAATTCTCCAGGGAATATAGTACATTCTTTTTCTTTTCCAAGTCCAAACATTGCACTTAAATCATAAGACCTTCCACTAAAATCAGTAGTAAGTCTTTCTTCTAAGTCATCTTGCATTTCTTTAGCATTTAAAACGTCAACTAAATAATCCTTATGTTTAAAATAGATACATCTAGTTTGGCATCTTGATTTTAGTATTTCATCATTACATGAATATCTATAGTTTCCATTATATGCACTTTCTACTAATGTAGTTATATGCTGTTCATCTAAACTATTATTATTCCAATGTCCTAATAATACTTTTGCATAGTCACTAGGAATTCCATTCCTTTTCATGTGACTAGCTAATCTCAATGCTTTGTTATGCCTAGAGCCTGGTGTAGCACCATCTCTTAACAATGATTGGATACAAGGTACTACTTTAGAGGGCTCAGTTACAGATTTAAAACTAATAATTCTAGTAGAATTCTTGTTTATAAATTCCTCTAACTCTCCATCTCCAACTAACTCATGATATGCATATTCTAGTCTAGGTTCTTTTGCTAATTCTTGAATTTCTTCAGGCTTTAGCTCATATACCTCTTTACTAGTTAATGGTATCTTATATAAGTTAGTTTTCTGATTTTGAGTATGCTGAACCCTATATATACCTGACCTTGAATATATACTACAGTCTATATTTGGAAACAAATCTTGCATTGTATACTTAACAGTAACAGGCAAGTCCTTACTTGGTTCAAAATTAAAGACTGAATTAGGCAAGGTAATATGATATCCAGAGCCAGAAAAGAAAACCTGATAATTAGGGTCTCCTAAACTCTGTTGCTCTAGTTCATATAGTAAAGCACGTACCTCATTTAAAGTCTGAACATCACTATTGTCTTTCTTGTCTATATCTATTAAAATCTTATCGATATAACGAATACCGAAATAATTAGCAATAGATGAATGCTTTTTAACATATTCTATTGCGTCTTTATCATATAGATACATAGAACGATATAGTGGTTCCTCTGTACTTATGTGACTCCCTAGTTCATTTTTCGCTATCAGCAGCCCTCTGTTACGAGGACTGCCTTTTGCGATTTCAACAAAATCCATTATAGATTTTCTGCACCTGCACCAGCTAAAGACACTTGGCTAGGAGCTTTATCGCTCCATTCTTTAATATATCCTTGTGTTTTCATCCAGTCTACATGCGATTGTAACTCTTCTTTCCCTTTGTTATCATTAGGAAAGATTCTATAATGAACCTCAGTGTAAGCCTTAGCACCAGGCTTTCTTGGAGCCTTTTTATAAACATATCCGACATGTTCAAACTTAGGGTCCATGATAGGATTACCAGTAGTGAATCTCTCATTGCAGTAAGAGGCTATATCAGATATAGCATTTCCACTATCGTCTTCCCATTTTCCTTGTGCATTTACTCCAGCTTTACAACCGATAGCATCAAAGAATTTATACAGTCTGTTTAAGACAGAGCCACCTGTGATATTACCACCGTTATCTTTTTCAAAGGAACCTTTTATTTCTATATTTCTAGAATAATCACTTCCTTCTACTTTGACTTCTACTGATAAATACAAGTCTGCCCAGTCATATTCTCCAGACCTATCTTTGAATTCCCATATACATATGGGCAGAGAACCGAGAAATTTACTAGTACCGTTTCCACTACTTTGTGGGGGCTTTATTATCGCCATTACCACCTCCTTCTTTTTTATAGATATTCTTCCAATCAAATGGAACTATCTTACCTTTAAGATGAGGACATCTACTGCCAGCTTCTAAAGCGTCTTTAGATTTAAAAGATACCATTAAGTTATCTTCGTCATCTCTATGTACATAGCCTACGGCATCACACATAGCCATAATCATATTCTTTAACTTTCCAGTTATGTCCAATGATTCAGGTTCAATCGCTTGACTATTGTCAATAGCAGCTGCTGTCTTTCTGTGCCCTATTATAATTATATTAGGACATAGAGATTGTAGCTTCTTTATGTTGTTAATTACTTTAGTCCGAACTATGCCGAATCCTTTGCCAAAGGGCAGGTCCGCTATTGCATCTACTTGAAATTCTTGTATTACGGACTGTTCTGTCCATTCTACAATCTTATCTATAGTGTCTAATGCGAAGTATTTGTATTCGTGTCCAGCACTAGCTTCTTTATAAAGCTCTAACAACTCTTCCTTATTGTTAATCTGTTCTATATAACCTTCTACCATACGAGACCCATTTTCAGTGTCTATGATTAAACAATCGTCTAGACTACTGAGCATAGTAGTTTTACCTACTTTAGGAGCCCCGTATAATAAAAGAATAGAAGGATTAACAGAAAGTGCTTTTCTTTTGACTTTCTTTAGTGCCATATTTTACCTCATTTAAGTGAATTAATATACGACTTTTATTACTTAGAAGCAACAACTAATGATGGGAAGTTAAAGAAAATTTCCTTTTTTACTTCTTTATTAGTTATAGCTTTCGTTACTGTGTTGGCAATAAAGCTACCACTCATATTTGAGCAATAACTAGTTGCCTTTGCATTGCATGGTTCAGGGTCTCCTGATTCATCGCTGTACCAGGTTTTCTTATACTGTGCAATGGTTGGAGATAAGAAAGAATACTGCTGATAATGCTCTGAGCCCATTCTCCCGTCAATCAACAGGAATGGTTTAGGTCCATTATTCAAGACATTCTCTACTGCTTCCAGTCGAGACGTCATATTATCAAACCCTAAGATAACGATATCTTTCTCAGTATACATCGATAACCTTTCGAATCTATCATCAACAGCTACAACTTCAGCGAATTCGTTAATAGCTAACAAATGTCTCTGAAGTGCTTTTACTTTCTTATCTCCTATATCTTTAGAATAATAGTGAGATACTCCTACATTTTCTATTCCAACTGTGTCAAAGTCATACAAAAATAAAGACTCTGCACCCATTCGACATAGCTGGGTGGCTGCGGAACTACCTATAGCTCCGCAACCAAGTATATGAAAGTTGTACTCGTACATGTTGTCAATAATCTCACTAAATCGGGATGTTATTGTTGACATTCTTTCCTCCTTTCATCTCTACAAATGCATTAGTTGGCATTGTGTACATATTTTCCTCTAAATACTTCTTTTTATACATCTTAACTCTCCATGGATTACCCATATGTTTAAGATTTGCATTAGAAGATTCACAATGTTTTCTAAACTCTTTATATTCTACTTCTCCCGTGATTAACTTACCTGTAGCTTCTTCAGCCCAATCATATACCATCATATAATTAGGGTCTTGAGGCCTTAATGGACATTCTTCAAGGGCACTTAAATCATCATAACCAAATAAATTTTCCTGAGCATCATCGTTTGCCAAACCTTTCATAAAACTTCGGTTATAGGAATTGACGTCTTGCCATACGCCTTTATGGTGGTTATATTTTTGTACTGCTCCTGGGTTTACTAATCCATAGTTAGTTCGTTGTTCACAGAGCTTTTCTACTTCTTTTTCAACAACTGCTGGAATATCATTTAACAGAGCTTTATCTATTATCTGCAGTTCTACATCTTCTGCATGCATGTATGGTTGGAACCATTGGACTCTTAATTTATATTCTTGATACAGGTTGATTACTAAAGATACCGAGAAATCAGGGGTTGGAGTGCCTTCAATTGTATTTGTATCAGTGCCTGACCAGAAAGCTTGCATAGTATGGTGAGAATGCCACCATAAATGCCTTATTTCTTTACCTTCGTATTTATCTGATACTTTACCATAATAGACAGCTAAAGCTTCTGCATCTATATCACAGTTGCCTCCTGATGTTTCTTGTTTAAGTATAACTGGGTCCATTAATCTCCACTTATCATCTTCTTTAACAATTACCATCATACCACCTATTTCGTGTTTCCACTTTTCATAAGCGCACCTAGCATATTGTATTATCTTAAGCCATTCATTTCTCATTATATAGAATTTTGGCTTGTCCTGAGTTTTGCTCATTCTCTTACCTCTCTTTCCTTATTTGTTTTCCATATTTCTCTGTAAGTAGAGATTAACTCTTTTCTACCATCCCTATCTATAGATTTCCACTGTTGAACACCCTGAAATTTAATATTACAAATCATTTCAGCATCATAGTGAGTATCTAGTCTTTCTGCTTCTACTGTGCATCTAGGTACTTGGTTTTTATAGAACAAATAGTCTCCATAGTCGAGCTCTTTCTCTACCAGAGAACCTAAATATTCTTTAACTGGTAGTTCTAGGTTGCTTAGTAGTCCATCCCTGTCATCTAGTGCTATATATTCATCAAACAAGTCTATATAGAACCATGTTACATCATTACTATCTAAGAATTCCCATCTTACATTTCTATCAAATGCTAGCTTGATTTCTTCTTCTAAGTCAATCATGTAGCATCCATACGGAAACTGTCCTTTTAGTATTTTTACAGTCAAGGTTGTCAGTTTTCTTTGATTAGCATTAGTATTGTCTATGTATTCATCAAAAATCCTACAATTATCGACTTTTATACAATCAACACAGTGAGTTTCAGCCATTAACTGTGGATTTTCTACATAGTTTGCTCTAAAAATGTTCAAGCAATGGTCAAAATTGACTTGCAATCTTTCTTTTTGAGCTTCAGGCCAATACTTATTTATACCAACAGTCGCCAAACTTATAGTGTTTAATGGTCCTGTATCTGCCATATGGTAGGTACTAGCCCAAGTTGTTAGTATACTATGAAACAATTCCCAGTTTCCATTGATTAAAGAGTTGTATATTGGAGTTTGTAGATGCCCTAGACATGTATTACCAGCTTGATAACTGTCATGATTTCTTTGAACATAAGGATGAAGATTACCTTTGACTCTTGGAGCCATAGCAGTAAAATGAAATATCTTATTATAGTTACTTCTTCCTGCTGCTCTTCTATACATCATTTCTCTTATGTTATGACCTCTAGCTCTCTGTGTTAGCATAGCATTTAACCACCAATATAAATCTACCTCAAATAACATTATTAAATCGCCATAAGGTATTTCGCCTATAACTTCATCGTCTCCAACTATCATTCTAATATTAATATTGTTGAGACAAACAGGAAACACTAAGAATGGCTTGTTACGTCTGGGAGATAAATAATTCATACTATCATTAAGTTCTCTCATTAATAGTCCTTGAGGCGCAACATGGAAATTATATGGAGCTTCTTCTAATATATTAGCATGTTCTAATAATACTTCATTAGCAACGTCTTCATCACAGTCTAAGGTTAAACCGTCATACCTCATTCTGTCAATTTTACTTTCTATATCAGTTATTTTAGTAATCATATTACTAGACATCCATCTATTATAATTAGTCTGAAGTAATCTAGCCATAGATTTAGCTCCTAGTGGATTACGAAGACCATTATTTGTTATTAATTCATCATAACGAGCTTTAACAGTCTTTTTAGAGTTTGGTTTCCATCTTAATGTGTTTGTAATACCAAAGGGACCATCTAGAGAATAGTCTTCTGCAAAAGTATCCAATTCTTCTATTATATTTATATGTCCACTAATTTCATTAATATCTGGTCTCCAATTATGGAATGGTTGAGTTAACTGAGATATGTACCGAGTTATCATTTCAGGATAATTTGCCATTTTTTTCTCCTTTCTGACAATTTAAATGAAAACACTATGAAGAGAGGTTCTTGTTTCGGTGAAACCACCTGTATCCCCTCTCTTCACAGAGTTGTTGAGCTATTCCCTCCTATTGTTTATTGTTCAACAGGTTGAATTAGCTCCTCATCAGGCTGTACAGAAGGTTCCTCAACAGGAGCTTCTACAGACTGATTATCAGCCGCTGGCTGATTTGTGCAGCTGTACATATAGACGCATAGCATCATTATACATACTACTGCAACATAAGGACTCCATTTTTTCATTGGATTTCCCTCCTTTTATTGCATTGACAAAAGTTTTATATTATAAACTACACACTCCTATCATGAGCACCTGCACAGTCACCCCCCGTCGCAATGTAAGCATTGCACCTCGTTTATAATATATTTTGTAGTCGCAGAGGAATCGAACCTCTATTTATAAGCAAAGACATAGACCAACTTATAAATGACATACCGTGTTAGGGAACCAGGGGAAAGGAACCCCACAAAACCTAACTGCCACGACTTAACAGGAGTTACCCGCCTGTTTTGTTACCACCAACGACTGTAACTTTATCATCAGCATTAATAGCTGTTGAATCTGTTGCTAGTACGTTGTTAACCGAGATTGTACCAGATAAGCCCATTTCAGTCTTTAACTGAGCAACCGTAGTCGCATCAGTGAAAGCTTCTCTATGGGATGAATCAGTACCTTCTACGAAGATTTTGATTCTAGTTTGTGTATTTGCTGCAGTTGCAGCTTCATCGCTTGCCATATTTATAGCCTTTTCTGAGAGCGCTGATTCCAGTGAAGACCATGGGCTCTCATTCACACAGCCTTCACTTTAATAGAATTATTTGCCACGCATCTTGTCAATGCTTGCCTGAATAATTCCTTCCGCTTGGTCCTCGAG